AACAGAACTCCTGTTTATACTTTGGGCGCGGCCAATGCTACTTCTATGTTACTTAATGGAGTTGAATCTGAGATGAGCATAGAATCGACTGGTTTAAATTCTTTGATTGATTTTAGTGGTGGGGCCATAAGTTCTGATGTGACTTTGGGATTAAATAATATAGATGGAGATGGATTATCCACAAATTTGCCTAATGTTGGCATGGTTAATGGTTCGAAAGTTGTTACCCAGAGTTACAGCATAGCAGGTAGTGACACTGTAAATACAAGAGCAACAATAAAACAAATAGATTTATAATGGATTTAGAATTAGATTTTAGCGACGAAATAAGGGCTAAGTGGAGTATGAAGCGCAAGCGTAAGATTGATTGCGACAACCCCAAAGGTTTTAGTCAGAAGCAGTATTGTAAGCGTCAAGAACGAGGTGGGGCATACAAAACAAAAGCAGATGAAAAAAGAACCCCCGAAAAAAGAAAAGATGGCACTAAGAGGCCAAAGTCTGAACATTCTGATTTGTATACAGATGAAGACCCCAAAGGTACTATAAAAGGGCTTGGATTCAAAGATGCTGAGACTGCTAAAAAAAGTGTTGCGATTATTGAGAAAGCAAGAAGACCACATAAGCATAAAGTGCAAGCCACCATGGCTATGGAGCAAAGATCTAGGTTTGCAGCTAAAAATGCTAAAGATCCTGAGAAAAAGAAAAAACTCACTGCCGCGAATAAAATATATAAAGCTTATCTAGAAAAATTAAAGAAAAGGACTAAGGAGCGAAACAAATAGGTGTAAATATAATAAATGCCCCGAAAAAAATCGAATCAATCTTCACCATTTGATTTTAGCTCTCAAATACACTCTATAAACTTCAAGCAAAGGGAGTTTAACTTTTCCAACAAACAGCAGTTATTGCTAGAGGCAGTCTTAGATCCTGAGATGAAAATTATTTTTGTTTCAGGGCCAGCGGGATCTAGTAAGACTTACATGTCAGTTTATGGCTGTTTACAGATAATGGCTAAGGATTTTAGTAAAGATCTAATATACATAAGAAGTATTGCCGAAAGTGCTGACAAAGGATTAGGTAGTTTGCCTGGAGATATATCAGATAAGTTCAATCCGTTTTTGATGCCGCTTTACGATAAGTTGGATGAAATGGTTCATGAGGGTGATACAGCCTACATGAAAAAAATAGAACGCATATCGGCAGTGCCAATTAACTTTTTAAGAGGAGCTAACTGGAACAATAAGCTCATTGTGGCAGATGAGGCTCAAAACTTTACATTTAAAGAATTAACTACTCTGATTACTAGAATAGGTGAGAATACAAAACTAGTTATATGCGGCGATTTTATGCAGAGCGACATAAATGGTAGAAGCGGCTTTAGAGAAATGTTTGATCTGTTTAATTGTGAAGAATCTAAAGAGCAAGGTATAACTTCATTTAAGTTCAACAACAGAGATATAGTTAGAAGTAAAATTTTAAAATATATTGTATCTAAGATAGAAAAACACAAAAAATAATTGTATTATTATATAACAAGGCAACCGTCTAAGCGACAGCGGCCATCAGCTTTTTTAAAATTGAGACAATGATCTTGTTACTTAAATATAATAAAATAGAAAAAAAATCAATTTTAATTTATAATATATAGCTTATGAGCCATTTTTTTTGTTATAGTTGCGGATTCAAAATACAGTACTCTCGTGTCAAGCCTAATTTTTGTTCTAAGTGCGGGCAGCAATTGGGAGTTACTACAGCCTCAAGTGTCAATACGTTAAGTAAGCCCTCTTTAGAGGACTTAGACTTAGCAGATGATGAGACAGCATGTGATTCAATTCCAAATATCTCAAAGATACAAGTCGAATATTCATCCGAAACTTATCAAACTCATACACTGGGTTCATTAGCAGGAGAGCCACCACATAAAGGTGCTGGCAGAAAACCGCGTTCTAAGTCTGTTAATGAATTCCTTGATGAAAAGAGATCCGAAAAAGAAAACTTATGAGGAATGCTATGAGATAATCGACCAAGCCATTCAAAAACAAAAATATAAATGGAGATTGAATGCTATCAAATGGTTCGATTTTGAGGATGTACAACAAATAATAAAAAGCCACATAGCTAAGAAGTGGCACATGTGGGATCAGTCACGCCCGCTTGAACCTTGGATTGGTAGGATCATATCAAACCAGCTTAGGAATTTATTAAGGAATCATTATGGTAATTATACAAATCCTTGTAAATCTATGCATTTGCCAAATCATAACCCTTTGAAGTGTCAGGTTTGTTGCAAATGGGAAAAAACTAAAAAAATTGGTTTGCAAATTAAGATACCTTTGTCTGTAGAGGATTATTCTAAAGAGATACAGAACAAACAACAAGATAATTTTGATTTTAAAAATTCATTAGAAAAGCTTGATAAACTAATGAAAAAAAAATTAAGCCCGATTCATTACAAGGCTTATAGAATGCTGTACTTTGAAAAGAAAACTGAGCAAGATGTAGCAAAGTACATGGGTTATAAAATATCCGCACAAAAAAATAAGTTAGGTTACAGGCAAGTTAAAAACTTAAAAAAGAAGTTTCTACAAACGGCCATAGATTTACTAAGAGAAAACGATATTATTGATGATGGAACTATCTGAAGAGCAAAAAAAGTTTATAGACGAAAATGCTACTAAAATCAAAAACTTAATTGATTTGACTAAGCAGTGTTTTCAAGATGACACTTTAGATGGCAGATCTAAACAGGGCCGCGCTGTCAGAAAGTATTTAGTTGAGAATTGTATTGATTACAAAACAACGGGTCGTGAACAAGTCGAAGCCATAGAACTAACACAACAACAAAAGGATTTTATACTTGAGCAAGCCGAACAAGGCTTGTCATCGCTTGAAATAGCAAAAATAATATTTGCCGATAGGCAAGTCAAGCCGCTATCAAATGAGCAAAGGACAGTATTAGCATACATTAGAGAGATAAATCCCGACATAATGCCATCACAAGACAGTGGTGCGCTGCATTCATACATTGCACCAAAGTCTACGAGTAGAATCATCAAAAAAATCAATGATGCCACTGGTCTAGGCTTAGATGACTCTAAGATTAACAGGCAAACGCAAATTTGTATTGAAAAGTTAGGGGTCAATTTGAACAACTCGCGTTTTTTAAAAATAATTAATAATTATTTAAATGAATCAGATAGAGTTCTTTTTGAGCATGAATTTGTTAGACTGACTTGGGATAAGCCAGACCTAACTGCGGATGAGATAAATTTATATCTCAACGCATGCAAGGAAGTTATCAACCTTGAGGTTATAAGCAGTCACTTGAATAAACTTAACGATATGTTTGACGTAGCTGATGATCAAACAGATATGAGCGTTAGGTTAGCTGAGATAATCAAAGCAAAATCACAAGAATATCATCAATGCGAGACTAGAATAGAAAACCTAACTAAAAAGCTTCAGGGTGACCGTGCCGAGCGAATGAAAAAGTCTCAGAAAGAAAATGCATCATTTCTTTCGATAGTGCAACTCTTCCAAGAGGAGGAGGAGCGCAAAAACATGATTAGAATCGCTGAGATGCAAAAATTAGCGGTCAAAGAGGAGTCTGAAAGGTTAGAGGGTATGGCTGAGTGGAAAGCTAGAATTTTAGGCATAGGACCAAACGATGTCATTTAATTGTAGAGAATGCGGCCAGACTTTTGAGACGTTGCGTAGTTTACACGCACACTTAAAAAAGCACGACATGTTTGTCGGCGATTACTACGTCAAACACTTTGCAAAAAAAGACAGGTTTACTGACGAGCTAATACCTTATAAAAATTATTCACAATATTTTTCAAAAGATTTTATTAGCGCCGATAACATGAGACTTTGGTGCGCGACAGCACCAAAAAAAGAAGTAAAAGATTACATAGTAACTTCTTTTCAAAAAAAATTAAAAAATAAAAAACTTTCGAAGATTCCACCATCTACTTATCTAAAAAGCGGGGATATACCAGATATAGAGATTTGTAAAAAAATTTTTGGTTCATACAATAACGCATGTAAAAAAATTAAAATGCTGCCCATGTTATCAAAGGGGCTTCCTAAGAATTTTGATAAAGATTTTACAAACACAAAAATATTTATAGATACTAGAGAGCAAAACCCTTTATCATTTAAAAACGAAGAATTTTTAAAACTTGATGTTGGGGATTATGCTGTCATGGGAGATGATTTTGATTATACCTTTGTAGATAGGAAATCCTTTCAGGACTTTTGCGCTACAGTAACAATTGGACATGAAAGATTTTTAAATGAGATAGAAAGGTGCAAATCTTTAGGTTGTTATTTGTTTGTGGTGATTGAGACAGCTTTTGATGACATGGAGGCAGAGAACAGCAAGTCTTACAAAAAATTTAAATTAGATTATGTGTTTCATAAAATGCGTAATATACAAGCTGAGCATTCAGACGCTTGTCAGTTCGTATTTAGTGGCTCCAGAGATAAAAGTATATTATTGATTCCTAAAATACTAGTATTAGGCAAAAAACTTTGGGGTGTAGATTTAGAATATTTTTGGAGTAACCAATTAAAACAAAATGGCTTGGCAAACAGGAAAACAGAAACTAAAAAGACCTTACGCAGATATCAACCAACAAATAATCGAAAAAGAGGGATTTTTGGATGAGACTGAATCGAAGATACTTCTTTATAAATTTTTAAGAGAAAACCCATCTTTCGCTACAGATTTATTTACTGGTGTAAAACTTTTTCCATTTCAACACATGGCTATAAAGGCTATGATGGAGTCCGATTACTTTTTGGGCATATGGAGCCGAGGAATGTCCAAAAGCTTCTCTACGGCCATTTTCGCTTTGTTAGACGCTATTCTACATCAAGGTGTTCAGATAGGTATATTGTCTAAATCATTTAGACAGTCAAAAATGATTTTTAAAAAGATTGAAGACATATCAAAAAGCCCAAAAGCTACATTTTTTGCCCAATGTATAACTAGGACATCAAAAATGAATGATGAGTGGATTATGGAGATAGGTTCTAGCAGTATAAGAGCTTTACCTTTAGGTGATGGTGAAAAGTTAAGGGGTTATAGATTTCAAAGAATAATTATTGATGAGTTATTGTTGATGCCAGAAAAAATCTTTAATGAGGTTATAATGCCCTTTTTGTCTGTCGTTGAAAATCCTACAGAGAGGCAAGAGATATATGATCTTGAAACAAAGATGATTGAACAGGGGAAAATGAAAGAGGAGGAGCGAAAACAGTGGCCAAACAACAAAATCATTGGTCTTTCATCTGCGTCCTACAAATTTGAATATTTATATAAATTATATCAGCAATATGAGAACTTAATATTAAATGAAAACAAACAAGATGGAGCACATAGAACAATAATGCATTTTAGCTATGACTGCGCTCCTGCTCAGCTATACGATCAAAACTTAATTAATCAGTCCAAGAATACTATGAGTGAGTCTCAATTCCAAAGAGAGTTTGGGGCAATATTTACAGATGATAGCTCTGGATATTTTAAAGTAAGTAAAATGGCAGAATGCACGATACCTGATGGGGAAGGGCAATCTGTTGAGGTCATAGGTAATCCTAAAGATCAATATATATTAGCTTTTGACCCATCTTGGTCAGAGAGTGAAAGTTCGGATGACTTTGCTATGCTGCTTATAAAAATTAATTTAGAAACTAGAAAGGGCATTGTTGTACATAGTTATGCATTATCTGGTTCAAGTCTAAAAACGCATATTAAGTATATGGCTTACATACTAACTCACTTTAATATTGTAGCTGTGGTTGGTGACTACAATGGTGGTGTGCAATTTGTTAACTCATGTAATGAAAGTGAAATATTCAAAAACAAAAATTTAAAACTTGGTGTTATAGAGGGCGATTTAGATAATACAAAAGATTATGATAAAAATTTAAGAAGGCTAAAAAACCAGTATAATAAATCAGAAAACAAATTTGTGTTTTTAAGAAAACCTACTTCTGCTTGGATAAGGCTAGCTAATGAATCTTTACAGTCTGCTTTCGACCATAAAAGGATATTTTTTGCTGGGGCGGCTATGAATGATGATTATAACAACCAAAGAAAGTCTAGAGTCCCAGTTGAAGAACTAAAGTTTATTAGGAATGACCCCAATCAAAAAGGCGGTAAAGGTGCTAGAATGATTGATTTTGTAGAGCATCAAAAGGACATGATGGACTTAATTAAGGTTCAATGTGCTTTAGTCCAGATAACAACCTCTGCTCAAGGCACTCAAAGTTTTGATTTGCCGCCAACACTGAGGAAGCAAAAAGGCGCTGATAAAGCTAGAAAAGACTCATATTCAGCTTTAGTTTTAGGCAACTGGATGATGAACATTTATTATGATATGCAAGACTTCAATCAAAATAATAATCAACCGACATTTACCCCTATGTTTATTTCTTAACTTTTAAAAGTTGAAAGTTAACTTTAAGTGTAAAACAAAATATTGTTATGGCCAAGAGAAAATATACCAAACGTTCAGAATATTGGAATAAATTTAATAAAGAAAGAAAAACCTATGTACCTATAGGGGAAGGTGGGCAAGTACAGCCTGATTTACTAGGTGAGCCATTTTATACTTCTGATGCCTCTTTTCAAGAAATAGCTCAGGCCAGAAGGCAAGCTGCTAGCGCTAGCGCTTTCTCTGGCACTAGACAAAATAGGGCAGCTTTTGTAAATCTTAGAAATAGATTTTCAAGCATTGCTATAGGAATGCTGCCATATGAGTACTCTACTGACGGGGTAAATATTCGAGATGCTATAGAGCTTTGTCAAAAAGCATACGCAAATGTAGCAGTTTTTAGAAATGCTATTGATATCATGTCTGAGTTTACAAATACAGATGTTTATTTAGAGGGCGGCTCTAGAAAAAGCAGACAGTTTTTTGAAGAATGGTTTAGAAGAATAAACCTTATTAACATAAAAGATCAGTACTTTAGAGAATATTACCGCAGTGGGAATGTTTTTTTATACAGGATGGACGGCAGGTTTCAGGCTGATGACTATGCAAAAATTATAAATCAGGTTGGCGCAATCAATCCCGCAGCAAATAAAATACCTCTTAGATATGTTTTACTTAATCCTTACGACATAACAGCTAAAAGGTCATCAACATTTTCAAGAAACGCATATGAGAAAGTTCTATCTGAATATGAGTTAGCAAGGCTTAGAGATCCTCAAACAGATGAGGAGAGGGCATTGCTAGATAGTTTTGATGAGTATACCCAAAAACTTATAAAGGATGGTGGCTATACAACCACTGGAGTTAAAATGAAGCTCGACGGAGAAAAACTGTCATATTCATTTTATAAAAAACAAGATTATGAACCTTTTGCTGTTCCATTTGGTTTCCCAGTTTTAGATGACATAAATGCTAAGATGGAACTGAAGAAAATGGATCAAGCGATTACAAGGACTGTAGAGAATGTGATTTTGTTGATTACTATGGGGGCTGATCCAGATAAAGGTGGCGTTAATCCTAACAATCTGGCTGCCATGCAAAATCTATTCAAGAACGAAAGTGTCGGTAGGGTTTTAGTTTCTGATTATACTACAAAAGCAGAATTTATAATACCAGAGCTTAATAGAGTTTTGGGGCCAGATAAATATAAGATTCTTAATGAAGATATTAAACAAGGCTTGCAAAACATCGTTGTAGGTGAAGAAAAATATAACTCTACTCAAGTTAAAGCACAAATATTTATTGATAGATTAAAAGAGTCTAGAAATGGATTTTTAAATGATTTTTTACAGAGAGAGATAAAAAGAATAGCATCTGATCTTGGTTTTAGATCTTACCCCCAAGTAAAGATGAAAGATATAGATATGAGAGACGAAACTCAATTGATGAGAGTTTCTACTCGATTGATGGAGCTTGGTATACTTACTCCGCAACAAGGAATGGAAATGTTCCATAATGGCAAGTTCCCTGATGCAGAAAATATTGCTCCAGCTCAAGAAACATTTATCCAAGAAAGAAAAGGAGGTTTTTACAATCCTTTAGTGGGAGGTGTACCCATGATAGAGTCTGATACCCCAAAAACAAAAACTCCGAATGAAGTAGGCAGACCTGAAGGTACAGTCGATATACCTGTTTCAAGATCAACATATTCTAGAGCAAACATACAATCGACTCTCTACAAAATAGATAATTTTATAAATGATTCTAGGGAGAAACTTGTAGCAAAAAGCGGTAAAGGTGAGATTTCTGAATCAATGGGTAACGTGCTAACTGATTTGTGTGAATCTATAGTATGTTCCGAAAATGAAGAATCTTGGGCCGAAAGATTTGATTTCTGTGTAAATAACCTTGATGAGATAGAAAATCTAGAAACTTTGACAGAGGTTTTATCAATATCTGCAAAGCATAATCTTGAATTATATCCATCAGCAATTTTATACCACAGCACCAAAGAATCTTAATGGATTATAAATATAAAACAACTTTTGAATGCCCAATCTCAGTTTGCGAAATAAGCAAAGCTTCTCTAATATCTGAGGCTTCATTAAGTAATCTAGCCCCATTAGTCCCTAAAAATATAGATTATAAAAGTAATGTGGATTTACTAGGAGTAGCTTTTAATGCAGCTGTTGTAAATAAATTCAATAGGAATGGCGACGGAATGTCAACCTCCACTGCAATTGAGTACACGCCAAATTTTATTCATAAACCAACTAATATAGAACATAATAAGCAAAAAATAGTTGGGCATATTGTAGATGCTGGATTTAGCGATATTAAGACTAATAAAATTTTAAATGCTGAAGATATAAAAAATAAAAAAAATTCTTTTAATATAGCTCTAGGGGCCGTTATTTACAAATCAGTAAATAAAGATTTTACTAATCTTGTTCAAAAATCCTTAGACCCAGATGATCCAGCATATCAAAAAGTTTCTGCAAGCTGGGAAGTCGGGTTCAGTAATTTTGTTTTAGCCGTGGGTAGCGATGACCTTGAAGATGCAAAAATCATCTCAGACCCTGAAAAAATAGCAGAAATGAAAGGATTTTTAAAAAGTTATGGTGGCACTGGAAAAACAGATAAGGGAGAAAATATATATAGGCTGATAACTGGTAAAATATACCCTTTAGGTATTGCTTATACTATGAACCCAGCGGCAAATGTAAAAGGTTTGTATTCAGATAAACCTGAGACAGATAAAATTTTTATAAATGATAAACGTGATAAAATTTCACAAAATTTAAATTTAAATGTAAACAACGAAAAGGATATTAACGCTATGGAAATCGAAAAAACTATTTCAGAACTTAAAGAGCTTCTAAATGAGAAAAAATTCTCTAAAGAAGCTATCGCTTCAATGACTGACACTTTCTCTAATGCTATTAAAGAGCGCGATGAGAAATACCGTGCAGATATTGAGGAAGCTAAGAATCAAAAAGAATTAATTGCTAAAGAATACGAGGATTTAAAAACCTCAGTAGCTGATCTTGAGCAGAAACTAGGAGAAGCAAATGAGCGCATCTCTGTTTTTGAAAACGAGAAAAAAGCTGAAGAAGCTATAGCTAGATTCAATGAAAGAATGGATTCTATTGATGAGTCTTACGACCTTGATGATGAGGATCGTGAATTTTTAGCTAATGAGCTTAAAGATCTTGGTGAAGACGAAGAATTTACTTCTTTTGCTTCAAAACTAGAAGTTCTTTGGAGACACAAGAATAAAGAGGCACAAGCTTCAATTCAAGAGGAAATCCAAAAGCGTATTGATGAGGAAGTCGCTAAAAGAGTTTCAAACGCCTCTGAAGAGGTTGAAGTTGAAAAAGTTTTTGACGAAGCTGAAGTGACCGACTCTGAGATTCCTAACGCAAATGAAGCAGTCGCATCTGATAACAAATCTTTGATCGAAAGATTCAGAGAGGCTTTCAAGCGTGAAAATATTGAAATTTCTTAACTAACTAAACTTTAATTTAACTAAAAAAAATTATGGGATTACGAATTCTACCTTTCAGACAATACTCTGATCATGATGTCATAAACTTATATTCCGTTATCGGAAGTGATGTTCTTGACTCTACCACTGATACTGGCGCTGGTGATGCTGGCGTTTTCGTTAAAGTGAGTGATGGTGACTTCGATAAAGAGCCTGTTGAGTATCAAACAAATTCTTATTTGGGTGATAGCAGCTATCCGTTCTTAGGTACAACAAAAATGTACCCTGAAGTCAATCTTAAAATTACAGGTGCTAAAGATGAGGATCACGCCATTGGTATGACACTTCTTCAGACAGCTAAAAATGATGAAAATGGCGAGAAGCTGCTTTACAATCCAACAAAGCAAGCAGAACTCCAAGCTGTATTACCTGGGCAAGCTGTACCTATTGCAACTAAAGGAATCTTTACTTTGACCTCTGGTGCATTTGAAGGGCCACTTAGTAGCTATGCCCCAGGAAATAGAATTAAGCTTGGTTCAACTGCTGGTAAAATCACTGGTTTTGCTTCAATCGCTGCTGGATCTATCACTACTGGTGATTTGGTAGCTGAGGATAAAGTTTTTGGACACGTTCTTGGAACAGGATCTAGATTATCAACTACTGGGCCAGTGAACGATCAATTCCAAGGCACTTACATCATTGTTTCATTTGATTGTAACTAATTATTAGAGAGGATTTTATAAAATGAAAATTACTTTAAAACGTACACCAGAGCAGGTCGAGCTTATAAAAGCTATGGCTTCTCGCAATAAAACTATTGCATATGAGGCTCAGGTTGCACTTGCCGAGTTTATCGGACCAGTTTTAGCTGAGGTTCTTAACCAAGCTCCAACTGTAAGCAATCTGTTCCAGTCACTTCAGTTTAATGCTGATGATAATCCAAGCATTCCTTTGGACCTTTACTACAACATTTCCAATGAGGATTATGTTCAGGTATACAGCCAAAGCCACGCTGGGGGTCTTCCAACTTCACAAGTTCTACCAACTGCATCTGAGTTGAAACTTGCTACTTATAGCCTTGATAGTGCTGTAAGCTTTGATCGTCGTTATGCTGCTAAAAGCCGCATGGACGTTGTGAGCAAGACTTTCACTCGTGTTGCTCAGGAGATCTTAATTAAGCAGGAAACTACTTCTGCTACTTTGCTTATGACAGCTGTAGCAAATGCTACTACAAACGGCAGAGCGCACGTTGAGACCAACCGAGTTGAAAACAAGTTTACACTTGCTGACATGAATGACCTACTTACTCTCGCTAAGAGAATCAATACTTCATTCATCGGCGGCACACCAACAAGTCGCACAAAGGGCTTAACTGATCTTATTTGTTCGCCAGAAGTTGTTCAAGATATCCGTTCAATAGCTTACAACGCTATTAACTCTCAGGATGCAGACGGATCAGCTCCAGGTGGTACAGATGGTCTTGCAGCTCCTGATGAGCTTCGTATGGACATTTTCCGTAACGCAGGTATTCCTGAGTTTTACGGTCTTGGAATTATGGAGATCAATGAGCTTGGAACAAACCAAAAGTTTAACACTCTTTTCGATGTAGCTGCTGGTTCAACTACTTATAACAATCCAGCTGGCCTTCCCGCTATCACTTTCAACACCGCAACTGACGATTTCGTCCTTGGTGTTGATCGCTCCAGAGACGCACTCATTCGTGCAGTCGCTGTCGATGATGAGAGCGGTGGAGAGTTCAATCTTATTGCTGACGATCAGTACAGCATACGCCAAAACAAGATCGGATATTTCGGATCTATGGAAGAGGGCAGAGTTGTCCTTGACAATAGAGTTCTTGTAGGTAAGATTGTTGGAGCAGCTGATTAATCTTCAATTGTTACTCATATTAAAAGGTCACCTCGAAAGGGGTGGCCTTTTTTTATTTAAATTATTTACTAAGTGTATATAATATTGTATGAACGAAGAAGAAACACCATATGAAGAGGTTACTACAGGTCAAGAAGTACCTGAAAAAGAAGGTTTGCTTGAAGAGCTAGAGCGTCTTAGAAAAGCTGGAGAAACCAGCACTGCACGTTATCAAGAAGTGCTAAGAAAAGTTGAGGTAGCTTTTGGCACAGGGCAAACTAATTTTTTTGGTACTCATGATATGGAGGAATTAAAGAAAAAGATAAAAAAAATGAATAATGCTGATTTGCATAGTTTTGCAATGAAAGTTGGAATCAACCCTTTTTATGATAGACCTGTATTAATTGAAAATATTAAAAAAGAATTTTATAAGTTTCAGAATAAAGGCAACATATTTACCAACCCTATCCCAGAACCATCAATTAAATTAGACCCCAAAGATCCTAAACATAAAGAAGTTCTTGATTGGTTAAATACAGATTAATAGTGTAATAACTTACATGACCGCTTTAGAAGACTTAGCTTCAGGAATTGTAGAAACAGAATTTGATGGTGACACTGGAATAGCAACAGTGGCTTCAGTTAGTGGATGGCTATTTGAAAACTTAGGAAAACTAAATACACATATATATACAGATTTTAGCGGGGCGAACGCAAGCGGAACATATGGCGTAATTGATATTGAAGCTCAAGGCATATTAAAAGAGCTTTATCTTTACAACTATTATATTAAACAATCACGAAATGCTTTGAGGGGTATAACTGACTCCTCAGTTAGCGGTGATAATGTTTTATCGTTAAAAGACGGAGAAAGCTCTGTAACGTTCGTTAACCGTAATGAGGTATCAAAGGTGTACAGAGGTCTTGCAAGCGATTCTATGGCCAATATAGAGCGATTATCAGCAAAGTATAATATATATCAGGCTCAGCCTAGACAACTTCATGGCGTTGATGGCAGCGGGATCTTAAATTATGAATAAAAAACCCCGCCGAAGCGGGGTTTGTTTTATTTAATAGTTAACTAATCAAGGTGTTGTCTGACTATTTGAATTACCTCATTATGAGGAGAATTCGAAAGCTGGATCTGTGTTAGCTCCGCTCATAAACAAACCAACACTAGATTCATCTATTCCTCCAACTTGAGTTGAAAAAGTTAAATCTACAGTTTTATTAGATCCAATAGACGATGACATACTCTCACTATCAATTTTAAGACCTTTTAAAGTGTAGGTAACAACGTCATTTCCAGATTTATTTTTTAATGTAACTGAAGCATTTTGAACTCCTGAAGTTAAAGTATTAGCAAGGTTCATATCTGTCTCCTCATTAACCAACGCGCTAACAGACATGCTCACATTAATTGGAAAATCAACTTCACGAGCGAATGGGAATCTGCTTCCTAATCTTTGTAATGGGCTTCTTGAAAGAGGCATATTTATTGAAACACTTTGTACGTGTGCTCCATTTTCTCCAGCGGATAAATTAGCGACAGTCTCTCCGTCAAGATTTGTTAAACTAACTGATATATCTCCTGGGCGTAAAGCTTTAATATCACTTACACCCTGCGAAGGCGTAGGTAGTTTAACTACTTTGGTCTCTGCGGTTCCGTCCTCTTGATCAACTGCTGGGCTGTTAACAAATTCACCACCAGCTGTACTAGCATCAGAACGCACGTTTGCACCTTCCATACTTACAGATACCGTTGGAATAGATCCAACTGCTAAATCAACAGTGTAATCACTTACATAGCAGTTTCCTACACCAATACAACTATGATTAGTGCCAGTTGTTGCACCATTTAAATCTTTACCTTCTGGACCTGTTAAAATAAAAACGTTTTTGCCAGAACTTGCAATCATGTGTCCTGAAGCAAATTGTGAATCAGTAGCCCTCTTACCGCCTCCAGTTCTTACGTAAAATCCTAAAAGTCTCTCATTAAATCCATCAGTTAAATAATATGAAAAGTCCGTGCTAACTGTCGGCGCATCCATTATTACTGAATCAATTCTAGAAAGATCTCCAAATTGGTTAATGTCCTGTCTGTTAATGGTGTAACTAAAGTTAGCGCTTTGCACTCTCTCTATTTGTTGGACATCTGCCGCAGCATCGGGTCCAACCTTTCCTGTTGAGGCTGCGTCATGACTTACAAAAAGTCCTTCTGATTGATAAATTACTCTGTTTCTGGCCATAATATAAATTCTTTACTTTGTTTACAGTTTTAGTTGAAAAATATGAAATTAGTTAAATCGGAATCTGTGTTTGTGTATATCAAAATCTATAAAACCCACGTACAATTCGTGTGCTAATGATTTTCTATCTCTATCGGTTAATTTAGAAGTTCTAACTGAATTTACATAAAATCCTTGTTCTGATGAATAAGAATCTACAAATCCAGTATAATTATATGAGCCGCCTTTTAAATCTCCTAACTCTGTAATTGGATATCCAGTCATAGGTAACTCTGTAATATCCTCATCTCTTGAGTCTGCAAAAATAGATAAAATGCCATCCAGTTGATATGTATCTTCGGCTAGGATGACAGCTTTTACTGAGCATTGTGTCTCTTGCATGCCACCAAGAGCATAAGGTCTATTTTCCATAGTTGCAGTAGATATAAAAACAGCTGGCACAACATCATCATATGGGGCTATAGCATCCTCAGCGGGTGATGGCAGTCTTGAATTGACAACATATTTGTTTTCTATAACTAAATCCTCTTCAGTATCATTAGTGATATATACATTAAAATCTTTTACTGCGAACTCTCCAGTTACTGTTAAATTCGTAGATGAACCTGAGATTAATGACCTTCCATTGTCAAAATCCAAAACAACGCCATTATCTCTACCTGAAAAAGATCCACCTATAAAAACTCCCGATGGAATGTTAGCTCCTGAGATTGAGGAATCTGTAACCCATTGTTTATAAGCACTACCATAAGCTTTATAAGTAGCATCAAGCCTATCATCTGCATAATAAAATAGCTCCCCTGTTTTATTACTGAAAGCCTCCCCTTTAGTTAATAAAAAATTATCAAACCAGAGAAAAAATGATGTTGTTAAATTATGTTGAAATTGTGCTTTCATTTTAAATTTTGAAATCTTTTTTCATATTTCCTTATAAATGATGATATATAAGCGGTATTTTTAAACCTACCGCCCCTTACTTTTACACGACTTTGTAGCGCAACGCCTGATCTACCTTTGCCTTTTTTTCTTAAAAGGAAGCCTAAACCAGAAATTCCTGTCTCTATACCCTGCGCCCAACTTCTGCCAATCGCCCAAGGCATCGGGGTTATTGAGAATATTTGTTCTGCTGTAGGTAGTGTTACAGTAAAAACTCCTCCAACTTTATTAGTTTGTTTTAATTCTTTTAAATATTGTAGCTGGGTTCTTTCTAAAGCATTTAATATCGGGGCTATCGGTTGATCACCAGAATCAAAACCTATGAAAGCAAACAGGCTAGTAACTCCACCTAATGTTCCACTTATGTTTGGGGCATCAGGGCCACCTAAAAGTTCTTGTGTTACAGGAAGGCTTAAAAACTCCTGTATCATTTCTTTTTTAATCTTTTTAAATTTGGTGTTTATCTCCTTTTTTAAAGCAGATTTACCAACCCTAGGCACTTGATTTTTTATTGCATTCTGTACTTCCCTATCAACCATAATTACTCATCAATCGGGGTAAGCAAAAAAGTAAAGAACCTATTGCTTGTTAGCCCTCTAGGTTTTCCATCGCTCTTTATTGCAAATTTTCTGCCATCAAATTCAACCCTTCTAGCCTCTCTTATGAAGTTATATGCGGTTTCTTTCACAACCATTTTTACGCTGCCGTCTGGCAAAATGACTTTATTTTGCGTACCAACCTGCCCAGTTCCAGCTTCGTCAGCGAGATATTCTTTCTCTAAGTCAACATAGTATATTCTAGCATCGAAAGTGTCTGAAACTGTAGTGTATTCAACTGAAGTATTAGAACCTGTATTCGTTCTCCTATAGAGAGAGTTCCAAGAAGTAGTTGATGCTATTAGTGTTTTTTTAGCATTTTTATATACAGTTATAGTTTGGGCAAATGTCGTATGAAGCGTGTCTGCCAAACTATTAATTTTATTTATTTGATTTTCAGATAAAAACCCAGCCATGTAGATTTTTACACTTTTATTTATATAATAAGATAGTATTCTGCCATGAACGCTAAAAAAAAATTATCCAAAGATTCTTCATCTGAAATATCATCGCTATTTAAACTAATGTTAATGATGGTTGAAGATATGAAAAAAGACCACGATTTTCATTATGACAAGCTGTACAATGAGATACCTAGTGAGTATCATTCAGTTTTGAGAGCCGCCGATCATTTCACAGATGACAAAGTTTCTTGGATTAGGAAAAGAATTTTAGATTTTGGCAATGAATCGATTAGAAATTTAGACTCAAAGTTAGATAATTATACTGTTACTTTCATATTTAAATAAGGAAAAAGGCTATGGAATTTAAAGAATTATATTCATTCTCCCTCGATAAAGAGGAAGAAGTAGAAAAAGAAACATCCAGAAAAAATAAAAAAACTGGCGATATCACTAAAAATATTAAAAAGGTAAAAGAAAAAGTACCTTATGCAATTAGATTAAAAAGACCATCAAGGAGAGAACTTGAAGAGGCTGAGCTAGAATATTCAGTCGAGATGAGTAGATGTGTCAAAAAAGGGATTCTTACAAGAGCTATGCTTTTTAAAAAATATAGTGACACTGGTGGAATGTATACCGATACTGAAGCTGAAGATTATGGTAAAGTTTACAAAGATCTTTTAACTTTACAAAATGAGTATGTCAGAATGGATTCTGTTGAAAAGCCAACAGAAAAACAAAAAGAAAAATTAGAAAAAATTAAAGATGATCTAGCTGCCGCAAAGAAAAAACTCGTAGAGTTTGAATCTAATATGCATTCTTTGTTTGACCATACAGCTGATACAAAAGCCCAAAACAAACTTTTATTATGGTACACTTTAATGTTAACTCACATACAGAGTGAGTCAGACGAAGCTCCTGTTCCTTATTTTAAAGGTGATACTTTTGAAGAAAAGACAAAAGATTATTATGATAAAGAGGACAGCAGTGACGAGTTTTATCAAGAAATAGTAAAAAAAGTTACAACAATTTTAGCTTTCTGGTTCTTTAATCAGGCTTCAAAACCTGAAGAGTTTAATAACCTAATTGAACAAATGGAAAAAGGTGAGCTTTGAATGAAGAATTTTATATCTCTTTAATAGGCGAGGCTTTTGATGGTTATACTGAATGCAAAATAGATAAAAAAGATGTTTATCTAAAACACATAAGTATAAGAGATCAAAGGTATCTCCATAAGTATTATGAGAAATATAAACAACTAGCCTTAGATCGAGGGTTAGAAACAGAGGCTGATAGAATAGACTCTGTTATTAAAGATGAGATTTGGACTAAAGATGACGATACTCAAATTGCATCATTAGAAAATGAAGTAGAAAATTTAAAAGCCACAATAAATGCCACTTTTTTACCCTCGCAAAGACAAGCTCTTGAAGGTGATTTAAAAAAACGTAGGGCTGAACTCACTGATCTCATGATAAAAAGAAAAGAGGTCATAGGTAAAACCGCTGAGGATTATGCCACTGTAAGAAGTGGGGATGAGCTTTTAAGATGTTTGCTTTATAAAGATGCAAATTTAAAAAATTATTTATATTCAGAGGATGAATTTGCTGAGCTGGAAACTTGGGAAGTTTCTGATATAGGTAAAATACAACAGGACGTAGGGTCAAAGTTTTCTGATTCAGTAATTCAACAGGCTGTTTTAAGACCTTTTTTCAGCATGTATTTGTCATCATGCGAAAACATGGCTCAGTTTTATGGTAAACCAGTAGTAGACCTAACTATTTATCAATTAAAAGTGGCAGCTTATGGAAGAATGTTTTTTAATATTTTTCAAAATGTTTCAGACATACCAGATAATATAAAAGACAATCCTGAACAATTAATTGCTTTTAGTGATGCTCAAATGAATAAGCATAAAAATTCTGGAGGCATAGATGAGAATGCTGATGCAACAGCGGTTTTTGGGGCAACTAAGGAAGATATTGATACAGTCGCAGGAGGAGGTAAAACAGTTAGCTTATCTGAAGAGTTAGAAAAGCATGGTGGTAAATTAAATATGGAACAAATGATGCGATTAGCGGGCCATGATGTGTAAATCCTTGTGTAATTAAACATAAAAGGTTTACGGACATATGGCAGCAGAAATACCAGGAAAATTTGTAGGACTAGAAAAAAGCATTCAAGATGCAGCTAAAAACGCGGGCAGAAATCTCAAGATTAATTTAGGGACAAGCGCTAGAAGCATAGAGGCTTTATCTCAACCATTAGGTAGAATCACAGGAAGGGCTGATGAATTTACCAAGTCAATGGAAGCTGCTAACGCTCGTGTTTTAGCTTTCGGTGCTTCTGTTGGAGTTTTAAGAAGTGTCACAAATAGCTTCAAAGAATTAGTTGCAACAACAATTCAAGTTGAAAAGCAGATAGCTAGCATAAATGCTATCTTGGGCGCATCAACTGGGGAGCTAAATAAATTTAAAAAAGAAATTTTTGATGTCGCTAGAAATACAGAGCAATCTTTTGAAACAGTTTCGACTGCTGCATTAGAATTAAGTCGTCAAGGTTTAGCTGCCGAGGAGGTTGTTAAAAGATTAAATGATTCTTTGATTTTAAGTAGATTATCTGGACAGAGTGCGGCAGATGCGGTCGCTGGACTTACTTCAGCGATAAACGGTTTTAAAAGTGCGGGGATTACAAGTACTCAGGTAGTTAATAAATTTTCAGAAGCTGCTAAAAGTGCAGCGGTGTCAGAGAGAGACTTGGCTGAAGCTTTCAAACGAGCTGGAGCTGTTGCTGGACAGGCAGGAGTAACATTTGATGAACTTGTTGGTATTGTTAGTGCTGTTCAAGAAAAAACTTCTAGGGGTGGATCAGTTATAGGTAACTCATTCAAGACAATTTTTACGAGAATACAAAGTCTTGAAAAACTAAACACTATGCAGACTTTAGGAGTTCAAGTTACTGATTCTGCTGGAGAGGTTTTATCTGCGACAAAAATTATACAGAATTTAGCAGCTGTCCTGCAATCCTTTCCTGATGCAAGGAGACTTCAGATAGCTGAGAACTTAGTGGGTAAATTCCAAGTTGCTCCATTTATATCTCTTTTAGAAGACTACAATGACGAAACATCAAAAGCTATAAAAATAACAGAAATTTCTGCTAATGCCACAACAGCTGCTTATGAACGTAACACTGCTTTAAATCAAACTCTTTCTGCTGCAATAAATCAAGCTACAGTAAATGTAGAGCAACTTTTCGACACTTTAGGAAAAATAGGCGTTACTGACAATTTACAAAATATTTTAGGATTTTTTAATGACTTAGTTGAAGGTTTAAGAGGTTTATTAGATGAAGAAACTGGAAGTAACATAGCCAAAGGTTTAGTAAAAGGCATAGGTAATGTAATATCTGGACCTGGGTTAGCTATCTTTGCCGCTATCATTGGTAAACTAACTAAAGATCTTGTTAGCTTTGGACTCGGCTCCATGAGGACTTTCTTTGGTTTGAATAAAGCTGCAAAAGAACAAGCTGCCGTACAAGGTCAGATAGCCTCGACCCTTTTAGGAAACTCTGATATCCAAAAAAGAATTCTAGCTATAGAAAATTCACAATTATCAACAGAGCAAAAGAAACTCGCACAGACTAAGTTTTTTACCACCGCTCTTAACGAGCAGTTGGCTGTAATGCAGAGAATGCAGAACATAGCTAGCCGTGTAGCACCTGGAGTGATAGCAGGTACAAGGGCGCGTAGAGGAGCTGGAGGTTACATCCCTAACTTTGCTGGAGGATCAGCATTCGGTTCAGAGCAAGCCGATATAAATCGCGGTGTTGGTGGTGCTCCTCGTTCAGCTAGACCTGTTACTATACCTAATTTTAATTTTGGTGGCGGCCAGCGTGGCACAATGGTTGCCAATACAAGTGAATTTATTGTTCCTAATTTTGCTGGAGGTTCTGCTATATTTAATCAAAACATGGCGGCATCCATGGGACTTCCAGCTGGAGCTAGGCCAGTCGGAGCGGCTGGAGGTTATATCCCTAATTATGCATCATACATAGTAAACAATGTGAAATATAGTGGTGCTCAAATAGGCCGCGCCATTAGAGATAAAAAAATAACAAAAGAGCAAGCCACTAAAGCTGGATATGTTTCTACAGAAGACGCTAAAAAAGCGGCCTCAAAAGCTGTAGGGGCTGATGCCGTAAAAAATGGCATTTTAAGTATGGACGCAAATCATTTAGGTGTCCTGTCACTTTTCGCTGGCAAAAAAGCTGCTTCAACAAGTTTAACTTTATCTGGTGCAAAAGTATCTCAGACAAATCCAGGTGTCAAAGCTCTTAGAGCAATGGGCGTAAACCAAGTTGCTTTAAATAATATTCAGCTGCAAAGCGTGGATAATATGAGAAAGGGTTTTAGTCAAACAAGGAACAGACAAAAAATAGCTCAGTATTTTACTAAACCTTTGGTCCAATATGGATCTATGTTATTAGGGGGCGCTTTTAAAAATGATGAGCTTAGAGGGGCTAGATCTAAACTAGCACAATTAGCTAGAAATAAAAGCTCAGCAGCTTTATTTTCTACATCAGGAGAGGGCGCTATATTTGAATCAGCTGTAAATATAGTTACAAAGGGCGCAAAAGCAATAAGAGATTTTACAGATACTGAAAGTGAAAGAGCGCCATTCGATTTTGAAGAGGGAGGTAAGGCTGATCGTCAATTTAGAAAGACTTTTGGTTTTGGTGATAATTTAAGAAAAGCTGAAGCAAAAAGAACTGCCAGCGACTCGGCTGTTCGCACTTTAATAACAAAAGCTTTAAATGATTCATTAGAAAGAGAAAAAATATTAGCAAAAGCTAAAAGCATAGGATTTAAAAAACGAGCTGCATCTGGTTATATACCTAACTATGCTTCTAGTCCTTTAGATAACGCTATCAATAGGGAAGTCGCAGCTGGCCTTCCTATCAACCAGATAAGAATAAATCAAAAAGGCACACTAAGAAACTCAGCAAACCCAATGGGTCTCGCTGTCACTAATACTAGAGATGAGCCTACTGGGGCTATTCCTAGTTTCGCAAAAACAATAGTTCCAAAGAAGAAACCTGGATCTGGATCTGAATTAGAGCAGCCTACAAGAGATTTACTTGGTACTATTTTTGCAGTGCAAGCTGGATTTTCTCTTTTGACTGGTGCTACTAGTGATGTAGAACAAGGTTTTGGTAAAGTTGTAAATCAGATATCTAATTTTGCTGGCACTATTACCACTGGAGTTTTTGCTGGCACAGCTTTAAAAGATTTTGGAAGATCCTTAGAAAGCACTAGACCTAGACTTGGTGCTTTTACTAAAGGTTTAGGTACTTTATCCATAGCATTAAGTGCGGTAACTGCTGGATTCAATTTATTTAGAGAAATATATAAAGATCAGACAGGCATAACAGATAGTACCAATGTTGTTATGGCTAGGTTGGCTGATTCTGCTGAGAACGCATCAAGGAGATTATCAGATTTAAGCAACGTTGACCAACGACTACTTCAAAATGCTGTTAGAGATTTGTTAGGGTCAGATAGAACGCAAGATACGGCTTTAGCTGCCTTGGGAAGAGTTTTCGGCAAACCAATGAACGAAGGTCTGTTAAATACAGGTCTAATAGTTTCAGAAACTCAAACGAAACCTGGACAGGTTATAATAGACCCAGGTATGACTGAGGCAATTCAACAAACCTTTTTAGATGCGATGGTTGAAGGAATTGGTGCTCCTCAACTAAAAGACGCTTTAAGGCTAGCTGCAAAAGGAGGAGCTACAAAGGAGTTTTTAAGTGAAACAGTCAGAAGTGGAACTTTTCCAGCTGAAGTAGAAAAGGTAAGAACAGGTAGGGGTAGAAGAGGGACAGAAGTGTTTAGAAACGTATTTGAAATTTTAAGCGATAAAGAGTTAGAAGAATTTGAGCGAAGAGTTGAGGATTTGCGTAAAGGGGTAAGAGAAAATAATAAAAAAGAGGGAATAGGCGGTACAGATCCTGAAACTGAAAGAATACTAAGAGAGCAAAAAGCTTTAAGTATAAATAGACTTAGGCGTTTTGGTTTAAGTGTGCGTGAAAGAAACTTAACAACTCTTAGCCCCGCAGAAATGACTCAAATGCGAGGGAGGGCAGGATTAGTAGGAGGTGCAGGAATATCTGCTGCCAACATAGCTGTTAACACTCAAAGATTTCAAGAAACAGCAATAGATGATCTTATTAAAGGTTTAGAACAAGCTATAGAAAAAAGCCCAAGCCTTAATGTTGATCCAGCGAAAATTCAAGATGGCATAGACGATTTATCTAAAAATTTAACATTTGATGAAATAAAAACTGAGTCGGGAATAGCTAAGGTCATAAGTGGATTTTTAGAGGCATCTGGATTGAAACCATTAGATGTTCCAGGAACAAAAGGTGAGGAACTAAACTTACTTGCTAAATCGCTTTTTGAAGCTCAAGAACAAAAAAGATTATTGAAGGAGGGTAATAATGTATCAGAAAAAATAAGACGAGCATTGGAACTAGGAGATGCATCAACAGCCGCTGGTAAAGCTGCTATTGAGGCTAAAAACGCTCTTGAAGGTGGTCAATTGCAACTAAGAGCACTTTCAACTGCTGGAGCTTTTGGTCGATTAAGAGCTAAAAGTGAATTAGATCTTACTACAGCAATTAGAGATTCTGGCAATAATGTGCTTTTACAAAGACAAGCTAATGAAGCTAAGGCTTTACGGGATACTTTAATAAGTGCATCTGAAACGTTTGCTGATAATATAGCTAATGGTTTAGTGGATGCTATTGTTCAAGGCAAAAGCTTAGGAGAGGTTTTAAGGTCTGCTGCCACAGATTTTTTCACTATGATGTCAAAAGCTTATATGCAAAAGGCTGTTGACAGTATAGTAGCTGGTGACGGTGGTGGCGGTGGTATAATGGGATTTGTTGGAAATATGTTAGGCATTAAACTTAACAGTGGAGGTATGATAAGAGGTGGCTCTGGAACTAGAGATGATGTTCCCGCTCTACTAACTGGTGGAGAGTTTGTCATGAGAAAAAGTTCCGTGAATAAATATGGAACTGGATTTATGAGTGCTCTAAACCAAGGAGCTATTCCAAAGTTTGCTAACGGAGGGATGTTTGTCCCAGGAAGTTATGGACAAGGTGCAATCAGAGGAAAATCTGATTTGCTAGGATTTGCAACTCAAACTGGAACCTCTACAGCGGCTGACAGAATGGTCAGTGGAGCTAATTTTGCAGCCATAGCTTTAGCGCCTGAAAGTATTGCAATGACGAGCTTGGGCAGATCTATGAGTCCAGCCTTCAAGAGAACTCAAGAGGCTAAATCTCAAGCATTTAGTTTATATGTACAACAACTACAAGCAGACGAACAACGTAGAGAACAGCTTAGAGAAAGAGAAAGACTTAAAAAACAACAAAGCAGAGGATTACTTGCGTCTCTTGGAATGGCCGCTTTAAGTGGTTTTGTCTTTGGAGGAGGAATGGGAGGTATAGGTGAAAAATTTAAAAATATTTTTACAGGTCAAAAGACCACAACTAATGCAGGAGATATTGCGTATGATACCGCTAATAGATACCCAATGGGTGGTATGATTCCATACATGGCTGGTGGAGGTGGAGTTGGTTACGCCGCTGGTGTTGACACTGTTCCAGCAATGTTATCTGGTGGTGAATTTGTAATGAACGCTGCTGCAACCTCAAGAATTGGGGCATCTAATTTACAAGCTTTAAATTCTGGAGCTTCTATGGGAAGTGGTAGCACCTCTATAACTAAAGGAGATACCAATATAAATATAGTAGTTAATTCTAATGGATCTGTTAATCAAAATGCTTCAGCTGATGCAGGGGCTGCTGATAAAGGTTTAGCGGTAAGATTAAAGGACGCAGTAAAAGGAGTTCTTGCTGAAGAAACAAGATTAGGAGGAATGCTCTCAGCTTAATGTTTGGCACTAAATTAAATTACGATTCAAGATTATTTCTAGAGGGCGAAGAGGTCTCTGGAATAAATACTGTTGATTTTTCGTATTCTAATTCTGCAACAACTGTAAATCCACTAGGTTTTAGCGATGGATTAACAACTATCAATGGAGAAACGCGACAAAGTTTTTCTTTTACTAGAGATTTAGTTTACAAATCGATTGTAGCTTCTGGAGTTGGTGGTAGTAGTTCTTTCACTGGATCTAATAACTTATCAGGTAGCATTCATTACAATGGAGAGTCTTATGGATTTCAAAGTGGATACCTTAACAACTGGTCAATAAATTGTGCCGTTGGAGCGCCTGTAAAAGAAACTTGTTCTTTTGTTGTTTATGATGACATGAGAAGTGGCGCGAGTGCTTCAGGTTCTGCTACAGCACCAAGCTTGAGCATACCAAGCCAAGGCAGTATTACTGCCACATGCGACAATAGCACCACTAATAGAGTCATAGGATTTGATTATGCAGTTACTTGTAATAGAAAGCCTTACTATTCAATAGGTAATAAGCTGCCCACAGAAGTTAAATTTATACCACCGATAAGCGTTACCGCTGCGGTTCAAGTAGAGGTTGATGATGCTTTTATGGAAAGTGGTAGAAATTTTTTAGAAACAGGTAAAAGCAGTAGAACAGTTAGTTTAAAAGTGAATGGCAGAAATGGCGGCCCAACTCTTGTTGATGCATCAGTGCCTAATGCTTGTTTAGTAAGTGAATCTTTAAGTGCATCTTCAGATGGAAGTTTAAGGTTAACTCTTAATTATATGGGGCATACATCATGAGTACTTTAACAGGATTAGAATCAGAAAACTTACTTTATAATAGAGATAGAAATATTTCTGGGGTCACTGCGCCAACACATTTTACTGGTTTAAGTTTAACACCAATTTATGGATCGACAGCGCAGTTTCAATCTAAATTGAACACTTTTATAACTGATGACTTTTACTATGAACTTGTGCCTTTATCTTTGAATAGTTTAGTCGTTAATTTTAATGTGGGTTATCAAACTGATGAAACCAACGCTAGAAAACTAGCTAACTTTTTTGAAAGTAAGTCTGGGTTTTTACCGATGGAGTTTAATGCTGACAATTCTGGAATATATAAAAATGTAACTGGATTTTGTAATTCTTATCAAGTAACAGCTGAGAATAACCAAAACTTCAATGTAGCAGCAGCGGTTACAATCGACACAGCTCCTAATCTTTTAAATTGGTCAGGTAATAATTTTACAAATATAGATTTCCAAAACTGGGTTCCGTCTAGAGCATATAAAAAATATGATGTTGTTTTTTCTGGCGTTAACACAAACAACTTAAACAATTTCTTTTATTGCACTGGAGATCACACTTCATCCTCTGCTAACAGCCCAACTGGTGCATCAACTAATTGGACTCAAAAGTTTTTCTTTGAGCCTGATCAAAACCAAAATTTTGAAGTGGGTATAAAATCTGATGTTGTTGAATTTAACAACTCTTTTACTCAGAGGCTAGGTGGAGATAAAAATACAAAAAATATAGCTAAATTTGACATAGCTTATAACTTTACCAACATATCTAATCATCAGCTAAAGTCCATGTTGCATTTTTTAGAAAATAAAGCTGGCTATAGGAGGTTTGAACATCAAATACCATCGGTTTATAACAGGCCAAAAGTTTATTATTGTCCTGCTTGGACACATACTTGGGTATATAGTAACACAAATAATTTAAGTGTAAACTTTGTCGAAGATCCGTTAGGCGTAATTCCAACAGAGGTTTAAAATGTCAAGAGCTATAATACAGAGTCAAAAAGCAATAGTCGCCGCAAGTAATGATACTGGATCATTTAAAACGACTAATATTGATTTAAATTTAATTAATAATGTTCAAAACGCCAGTTTTTCTATTGCCTTTCCCCATGAAAAATCAAAGCAATTAGGGAGACAGGACTTCAGTATCGATAACACTTTTATACAGCCAGATGTAGAATTAACCTTATCATACATACCAGAGCCTAAATTACAAAATGAGATAAATAGTAATTTTATAAGTGGGGGTAATTCTTATACCACTAGCGTTCAAGCTCTTGCTGGTTCATTACCTAAAAATACTAATTTTTTAATTATAAATAGCCCCGATGATGGCAAAGATGCGCTAGATTCAGTTACAGTTGGTGGATCAGCGGTGGACCTCACTGGTTTTGAAGCTGCTGCTTTTGGAAACTGTTTTTTAACTTCTTACGGATTAACATATGGCGTAAATTCTTTACCAATTGTTACCACTTCATATGTGGCATCAAACGCAAAATTTGAAAAATTAACTGGCACTAGTATGGAATCGCCAGCCATAAATTTACTTCAAGGCAATAACAATAACGTAGGGCTTCTAAACTTTACTTTTGATAATGGCATTAAAGATCCAAAAGTTTTAACACCAAATGATCCTAATAGCTCTATATCGTTTGAAAACTTACAAGTAGGAGGTCAAGCTATTTCTGGCAGTCATTTAGTTCAATCTCTTGACATGTCGGTGGCTTTACAAAGAGTTTCTAATTACGGTTTTGGCAGTGATTTTTCTTATGATAGAAAAGCTGAAATGCCAGCTGATGGATCATTTTCTATATCATCATTAGTATCAGGTTATGGAAACGGTAACATAACTGGTATATTAGATACTGAACAAACTTATGGTTTTGACTTAGTTTTAGGAAGTGAAAATCCTAACATGCTTGCGTTCTCAGAACGTTTTAGCCAATGGTCATTGCAAGACTCTGACGGCCCTATGTCAATAGTAAGCGAAAATAATGCTGATCCTAACGGTGGAAATAATGCGACTTTATTTAGAGCTAATACTACTGATGCTTATGCACTTCTATTTAGTAGTAATTCTAGCGATGTAAAATATATATTTGTCGAGGCAGGTAAACCCTATACTTTATCAGCATTTGCTAAAGGTAAAGGTAGCACTATTGGTAAATCATTTAGATTACAAATTTGGTTTGGTGTTGGAACTGCAACAGGTCCATCAAGTGTTGGACTTTTTACTCTCACAGATGAATTTCAAAGGTTTGAGATTACTGGAACTCCAACTGGATCTGGCAGTATAGCTGTAAGGTTCGATATAACAGAGCCTTCAGACCCAGCTGATGAGGTTTTTGTATTTGGGGTGCAGTTTGAACAAAACAATAAGGCTACTCAATATCTTAAAAACGATGGTAATAAAGATCCTAAATCAATAAAATACTCAATATCTAATGCTAGGTTGCAATCCTATAGTTCATCTTTGCCAGTGAATGGCAGGATGTCTTTTGATGCTTCGTTTACATTCCCCGTAAATGAAACTGTAGGGCTTGCATTAAGCGGAACGATTTACTAGTCGTATTCAATTTTTACGTTTTTACTTTCGTAACCTTTTTCTTTTATTTGATTTATATGCTTAGCGCCATGGCGAGCTTTTGAATAATTTTTATAATATTTTTCTTTTACAGGATCAACGCCTCCATTTTTCTGCGCTCTTTTTTCACTAAGCTCTTTAGAGTAATCCAACATGTTACCCACTGTCCCTTTTTTTGCGGCGGTGTTTTCTAAAAATTGTCTACTATTAAATGGATCAGCATCAGAATCAATGGATGCATTAGGAGCGAGAAAAACTCGCTCCCATGCTAAACCATCTTGTTCATACTTATGCTCATCATTCATTCCTTGAATGACTTCGATATATTCTTCTTTATCAGGGTGTTTATAAACGTAAATAGGCATTAAGTAATTTTTATTTCTTTACCTTCATTTACACCTTTTTTTGGCAATGTTAATTTTAATAACCCATGCGTATATTCAGCCACTATGTGATCTATAGCAACTTGATTAGCAAGTCTGACAGTTCTTTTCTTAGAATCTTTTTTGTTTTTAGCTTCCACAGTTAATATGTTATCCGTGGCACTTATTTTTATTTGACTCTTAGAAAAACCAGCGAATGAAAGTTCGATTTCATAAGCGTCTTTGTTATCTGTCGGTTGGACTGGGTATTGTAATTGTTCGTTTAATAAGTTAAATAATGTGTTCATAATGCTTTATATATCAACATTAAATGTGCCAATCATTTAACCCTTAAAAACAAGGGATAAAATAGAATCAACAGTCTTTTCATAGGTCATTTTGTCTCCCATTTTGACACCCTCTGTGTTAACTTGACCCACTTTAGATTCAGCTAACTCCATCGCTGAAATAGCCTCTTCCTCTGTCCAACTATAAAAAGTACCTTGATTAAAAGGTTGGTTTTGATTAAAAAATACTCCATCGCTAACTGCTATTTCTCCAGATGGCTCTATCAAAATTGAATTTTCTTTAGTAGCCCAGTCTTTATGCGAAGTAGAATTTAGAACAATACTCCACTTACCAAGACATGTTGCGTTGAACGATGGTAAATTCCAACCCTCACCACCAGAAAGGCCGCCAAGATCAATATCTATCGAGTTTAAGTACTCATTAACTTCTGAGTTAGTTGCTAAATGAGGTAGAAAATTAATGTTATTGTAATGTTCGCCTTGCAAAGTTTGGTTTATCAAACCCTTCATTTGCTCTGGTTGAAAAAATGGGTTGTTTATACAACAAGTAAGCAAATATTTATTGTTGTTGCCATATTTTTTAAGCCAAGTTTGTATAATTTTTTGAGTATGTTTTCTATTTTCATACTTACCCATTAACCCAAAATGAACACAGTCCTGCATATAGGTTTTGTTAGTCACTTTAAAAGTGTCATCCAAACCTAGAGGAACCGCCTCACAATTTTCTAAACCTTTATTTAGAAAATGATCTCGTGCGTAAGTTGAACTAAATATAGTTTTTTCTTGATTGGCAACTATCGCAGTTTCTATTTCAGTGGGCTGATTGCATTCATAGAATGTGTATAAAAACTGATTTTTATTTTTTCTATTATCAGCACCGTTTATATGCCACAACTTTAAAGATGGTATATCCTCAGATAAAAATTTATACCTGCTATTTACAGCATCTTCGATATATTTTTTAAAATCTTGATCTAAAGAAAACGCATCTATGTTTATATCTGAAATAGGGAAAAGACCTATCTCGATATTCTTTTTATACAATTGTTTTAGAATGTTTACAGAAACATTACCAAAACTTAAATTGTTTAGAGCGGCTTCTACTAAGACCTTCATTAAAAAGGAACTTCTTCAGCAACTTTTTCTGTACTTACAGGTGCGCTAGAATCATCAGACTCTTTTTTCTTTGATGATAAAAACTGCAAATCTTTACCTCTTATAAAATATTTACTAAAGTTTTTACCATCTTTTTCCCAAGATGACATTGATAGTTCACCTTGAACAATAAACTCTCTGCCTTTAGAAAGGTATTTTTCAGCGATCTCAGCTTGCTTGTCCCAGTATTGGACATCGACATAACATTTATCTTTCACATTAGATGATGAGATGCCAACTCTTAGATTTACAACTTTTTTACCAGTAGAAGTTGTTCTAGATTCTGGATCTTTAACCAGATAAGCGGCAGCAGTTATTGAATTATACATATTTAGTTTGTTTGTTTATTTTAGTTAAAAATTTATTATGAATATTTATACAGCCTTGAATGCTCATGTCAAGCTCTTCAGCTATAATTTTCCAAGGTGTGAGCTTATGATTATCGACATTATACCTTTTGTCAATTATTTTTCTAACTCTATCATCTTTTTCTTTATCTAAAAATTTTGATAGTATTTTTAAAATCTCATCTTTGCTCAAATTTTCTAAAAATGACTCACATTGAGGCTCTATGAAAACATCGTCATCTTGGAATGATATTTCTTGGTGTTTCTTTTTTTTATTTAAAACTCCTAAACATTTCCACTTTGTATGATTTGCTAAGTAAGTTGGGAACTTAGTGTTTTTAGATGGGTCAAATTTTAGAGCGCACGAGTAAACCTCATGAACTTTTTCATCTAAAAGTGTATCCTTGTCTGCTACGTTTTTTGGGCCAGATAAAAAACTATTGACCATTGTATGGTAGATACCAGAGTGCCTGTTTATTAGCTCTAATAAACTGCTCTCATCGTTACGCTCTTTAATTTTATTAATTAAAGAAATATCGCTCTCCAGAGCCTCTGGCTCTGTAAATTTTAAACCTTTTTCCATTCTTTTTATATATATTATATAAAAATTATATATAAATTATAAAACGTAATGTATACAGAATAACGTATAGCTTTACTATAACGTAATAGGTATAGATAACGTCCTTAAACCGTTATACGGTATAATAACGACTAAATTGAATTTGTCAAATAAAAAAAAATTTTTTTCAAATACGGGTTGACAGCTAGCCCAAGGATGGTGTAAAAACAGTAGTCATGATTTTCGAAGAACAAATATCAAGGAAGCCCGACCATTATCCATGGGCACAAGAATTTATTGAGGCAATGCACAACGGTTTTTGGACCGACAAAGAGTTTAGTTTTAGCAGCGATATACAAGATTTCAATGTAAACTTAGACTCAGAGGAAAAAGAAATTATTATCAGAACACTTTCAGCTATTGGACAGATTGAGGTAGCCGTAAAGAAATTTTGGAGTAAATTAGGCGATAATCTGCCTCATCCTAGCTTAACAGACTTAGGCTATGTCATGGCAAATGTTGAGGTAATTCATAACAATGCTTATGAAAGATTACTGAAAGTTTTGGGTCTTGAAGATGTCTTTGAGAAAAATCTAGAGCTTGATTTTATTCAAGGCAGGGTAAACTATCTTAGAAAATATAATCATAAATTTTACAAAGATTCAAAAAAGCAATATGTGTATTCGATTATTCTTTTCACGCTTTTTGTGGAAAATGTTTCTCTGTTTTCGCAGTTCTATATTATTAACTGGTTTAATCGTTATCGGAATATTCTTAAAGATACTGGACAGCAAGTCAAGTATACTCGCAATGAAGAAAACATTCATGCGTTGGCTGGGATCAAAATAATCAATACGATTAGAAGCGAGCACCCAGAATTATTTGATGATGAATTAGAAGCTAGAATAGTACATGAAGCTCAAGAGGCTTTTAAAGCTGAAAGTAAAATTGTTGATTGGATGATCAACGGCTTCAATGAAACAGGTCTTAACGGTGATATCTTAAAAGAATTTATTAAAAATAGAATAAATGACTCTTTAGAAAAAATAGGGTTTTCTTCTGCATTTAATGTTGACACTTCTGTTTTAGAAAATACAATGTGGTTCGAGGAAGAATTGATGGGCAATAATGCTACTGATTTTTTTCATTCTCGACCTGTTGAATATTCTAAAAACTCACAGACATTTGACGCAGACGATCTATTTTAATGAACAAATATTACTGGCTAAATAAAGATTCAAAAGCTTTTTTAAAAAGAGGTTATTTACAAGCTGGAGAAACTCCAGAGCAAAGAATTTCAGATATTGCTAAAGCTGCTGAAAATTATTTGAAAGTAAAAGGTTTTGCCGCAAAATTTGAAGATTATATGGCTAGAGGTTTTTACTCTTTAGCTAGCCCAGTTTGGGCAAACTTTGGCAGAGAAAGAGGTCTGCCGATCTCTTGCAATGGGGTTTATATCGAGGATCGAATGGATTCTATTTTAGACAAGCAAGCTGAGGTTGGCATGCAAACTAAACACGGATCAGGAACGTCAGCTTATTTTGGAGCGCTTAGAGGTAGAGGTGCAGAAATATCCTCTGGCGGCACTTCTAGTGGATCAGTGCATTTCATGGAGCTTTTTGATA